TGAATCATAGAGTCAGACCCTGTTTCATGGGCAAAGAGGTAGGCTACATATGTCCAACCCAGATTGTTGTAGTTTCCGTTCACCTTATCACTGTCTCCAAGTGTAAATTTAGTTGACGTTGGGGCAACATTGTTAAATTGTTTCTCTGTGTCATTATCAGATTGTCTTGCACCAGTTCCGTTTAAATTAAGGAAATAGTTTTCTGGCGAAGATGAATCTACGCCACGGTGATAAACAACCCAATCTCTTGTTGCTACATTCAACAACTTTATGAGTATCATGCCCGGAGTTGAGCCTAAATTGTGGCTAATTTCTCTCCCAGCTACACCATTGCCATCCCAAGTTTGAATATCAAAAAACTTAGGGGCTTTTTTAAATGACCATGAGCAGTAAGTATCTGGAGTAGTGCCATTGTTATAAGCAGCATCTCCATTACCAAGTGTAAAACCTGTTGATGTAGTTGTAATACTGTGAGAAGTTGCCCCTACTGCTGTACTAGCAGAAGATAAACTTGTATTTTGTGCAGTGTCTACCAATGTATGACCACGAGCAGCACTTCTACATACTATCCATAGCAATCCTCCTTTATCAGCAAGGTTTATTCCTGTAGTTAGTGTCTGACTGTCATCAGCAGCAGAAGTATCTCCAATATATAAAAACGTATTAAAGTTACTTTCAATAAGTGTATCTGGATCAGCTACACTAGCATCAGGCCATGCACCACCACGTCTAGCTTCTAATTGATCTTGGGCAGACCACACACCAGATGCTGTACCTGCTATGTGTGCATCACTAGTAGTAGGCTCTACCTTTGTAGGTGTAATCATGCTTTTAAGGTATCGTGTTTGTGACATTAGGCTAATCCTCCATGTGCATTAGAAGCAGCACCTAAATAATCAAGTTGACCAGAACCTACAGCTAAATCACCAAAATCAGAGGCATTACCTGTAGTAGCTATTTCTACATAGTCTATATTTTTTGCGCTAGTACCACCAGCATTTATATATCTAGTTTTAGAAGCAGCGCAACCGCTACCTTCTCTACTAGCAGTTAAATCTCCAAAGTCTGTTCCATTACCAGTAGAAGCTATAGTAATAAATTCTATAATGTTATTGTCACCAGCAGAATATAACATACGAGTTTCATTAGACCCTCCACCGCCTTTTTTAAAATTTTCTGCGCTATCTCCAAAATCTGTAACATTACCAGTTGAAGCTATAGTAATAAATTCTATAACATTACTTTTACCATTATTTTCTTGTTGTCCTGCTGCAAATATACCTCTTGTAGGAGATGCACCACCACCACAAGGATTTCTAACAGCAGACAAATCTCCAAAATCTATGGCATTACCTGTAGTGGCTAAAGTTATATAGTCCATTACATTTGTTTCAGTATTAAACCCAGAAGAACTACCGCCACCCATAACGCCTCTAGTTCTACTAGCTAAACCAGCACCACCTTGTCTAGCTACAGTAGCATCTCCAAAATCAACACCATCACCTGCTGTAGTAAAAGTAAAAAATTGTATTATGTTAGAACTTGTATCACTAGAAGATGTTGCAGTAGTTCCTACAACTGCCCTAGTACGGCTTGCCATACCTGCTGTAGCTCTTTCTACATCAGCAGTTAAATCTCCAAAATCTGTAGCATTACCTGTAGTAGCAAAATTTAATGTTTCTACTGTATTAGCACTAGTACCTGCAAAAATAAGAGCTTGAGGATTATAAAAGAAATCACCCCATTTATTTGGGTCTTCTGCATACTGATACTGTGTTGAAAGGTTCCATACGCCATTATAGTTGGGCATTAGGCTATACCTCCATGTGATCCAGAACAAGCACTATTGGCTTCACAAGAAGCACTTAAATCACCAAAGTCTGTAACGTTACCTGTACTAGCTATTGTAACATACTCAAGTATATTTGTAGCTCCCCCACCAAAAACACATCGTAAAGAACTAGATGCAGGGTGACAATCTTTTCTAGCTGAACTTAAATTACCAAAATCTGTAACATTACCAGTAGAAGCTATTGTAATATATTCTATTACATCAGTAAGACTTCCTGTGTTTCCAGCAGCAAACAAAGCTCTAGTTGTTGAAGACCCGGATACTACATTTTCTTTTGCTGCACTTAAATCTCCAAAGTCTGTAACGTTACCTGTACTAGCTATAGTAATGTATTCCATAATGTTAGATAAACTTCCACCTGGAGTTACCTCACCGCCACCAAACACACCTCTAGTTGGTGAACTACTGGCTCCTTGTTTATACCTTGTTCCACTTAAATCACCAAAATCTGTGGTATTGCCTGTATTAGCTATTGTAACATATTGTATTACATTTATTACAGATGAACCATTATACCCACCCCCAAACACACCTCTAGTTGTTGAGGATAAACCAGCACCTCTTCTTAACGTGCCAGAAGCAAAATCACCAAAGTCTGTAGCATTGCCAGCACTAGCAAAGGTAACATAATCTATTACGTTACTTTCTCCACTATCATTAGTACCACCACCAAACACACCTCTAGTAGCTGAACCAAAAGCACCTCCTACATCATTTCTTGCTACAGTTAAATCACCAAAGTCTGTAGAGTTACCTGTTGTCGCAATGGCTATCTGGTCAATAGTATTTACAGTAGCACCTGCATAGCCTAAAGCAAATAAACCTATTGCTGCAGCAGGAGTAACACTATCAGTTGCATCACTAGCAGCAGATGTACCATAAGCATTTATAGCGTAAACTCTAGCTGTGTATGCTGTGCCATTAGTTAAGCTACTTATAGTAATAGGTGATGACGTTCCTGTACCACCATTACCATCATCTGTTGTTGCTACAAAACCTGTGATAGCAGATGTACCTACATCAGTGGGTGCAGTAAAAGATATACTAATAGCCGTATCACCTGCTGAAGCAGATATGCCTGTTGGTGGATCAGGTGCATCTAATCCATCAGTACCAATAAAGCCACCATTACGTCTTACCATTGTTATGCATCATCCATAAGTTCAAAGCTACACAAGTATGTTAAGTCACTATTTGCAGAAGCTGTAACTGCAAGCTGATCTGTTTCATCTAAGTAAAACCCATTGTCTTTACCTACAACAACCAGTGTTGCATCAGCAGGTACAGATACTGTACTAGCTATAGCAACATAGCTTGAACCATTGTCTACACTCACCTCTACAGTAACATCAGCAGCATTACTACCGTCAATATTTGCAATCAGTAGGGAGTTTACTTTAGCAACTTTATCTGCAGCAACATCAATAATAGCTGCCCTGCTTGTTGTTACTGCACCAGCCACTGTCGTAGGTGTAATAGTTGATACATTAATTAAATTTATTACAGTCATTTATTTTTCCTTTATCCGAATACTATTGCCATAGCAATAGCAAAACCTTTAGTAGCTGAACTACCTGACATATATGTTTTAACTGTTTCAACTGACGTCATTCTCATTGTGCCAGCATCGTTGATTAGTATGCCATCTCCATCAGCAAGTGCTGTAGTTCCTCTTGACGTGCCGCCATCTATTAGGTTTATTTCAGCAGCAGTACTTGTTACACCATCAAGTATATTTAGTTCTGCTGCTGTTGATGTTACACCATCAAGTATATTCAACTCTGCAGCAGTAGAAGTAATAGATGTGCCAGCTATTTGTAATGTTGTTGCATTTACTTCTCCTGATGATCCATAAATTACTGCTTTACTATTTACTATTGTTCCTGCAGAAGAACCATCTATTAAGTTAAGTTCTGTTGCCGTAGAAGTTACACCGTCTAAAATATTTAACTCTGCTGGTGTAGAAGTAATTGCAGTGTTACTTGCTGCAGCTAGTACAGGTATTGTACCACTTTGATTAGGTAGATTAATAGTACGGTCTGCTGTAGGATCAACAATAGTAAGAGTAGTCTCATGTGCATCTGCTGTAGCACCTTCAAATACAATAGCATTTTCTGCGTTCATTGTTACTGTATTTACTACAGTTTGAGTACCACTAACTGTTAAGTTACCAGACACTGTAAGATTATCTGCAACTGTTACTTCTGAGGTACTATGTCCTATTGTAATAGGAACACCAGAAGTTTCTGTACCTAGTTTTAATGTACCAGTACCTTTTGGTTTAATTGTGATGCCAATATTAGTATCACCACCTGATGCACCTATTGTAACTGCATTACCTGTTGCAGCATTTGTTAATTCTAATTCATTAACTGCAGAACTAGTAGTTTGAAATACTATTTGTTCATTACCATTAGCATCAGCTATAAAACCACCATCAGCTATTTTAGGTGCAGTAAGTGTTTTATTAGTCAGTGTAGCAGTTGAAGCTGTTGAGACTAAGTTGACATCACCGCCTGTACTTGGAAGCGTTAAAGTGTTTGAAGCAGCCTCAGAGTGTGGTGCTCCTTGAAGTGTTTGTGCATGAGCATTACTAGACTCACAGTAAAATTTAATCTTTGATACTGCTCCTGCATTTTTTAAATCAATTAATCCTGACTCTATTCCTACATTACCATCAATGACTACTTGACCAGAACCTTTAGGCAATAGTTTTAAATCAATATTAGTATCACCACCAGTAGAAGCAATCTGTACACCATTACCAGTAGCAGCATTAGTAACTTCTATTTGATTGACTGCAGAGCTAGTAGTTTGGAAGACTATTTGTTCGTTGCCGTTTTCATCTCCTATAAAGTGTGCGTCATCAATTAATATGTTACTAGAGTTAGTATCTAAGTTACCACCTAGCTGTGGAGTTGTATCATCTACTACGTTAGATATAGCACCAGAAGCAGCAAGACCTGCAACTACAGCACTACGTGTAATCTTTTTAAGACCGCCACCAGATGTGTCAACAGCTAAGAATACGTCATCATTAGCTACCGTACTAATCTCTGATAAAGCAGTTACTAGGGTAGGATTAAAGTTTGTACCATCAGCGATAAGTAAAGCACCAGAAGTATTGGTAGCCATTGTAAGGTCATCACCGCTAATAGTAAGATCACCTGCTAGTGTAGCATTAGCACCACTAAATGTCAAGGCTGTAGTTGTGCCTGACTTAATAACTAAGTTGCCAGAACTATTTGTTAGTGAACCATAGGTTGTACCTGCATCTTTTACAAATACATCTCCACCATCTGCGTCAAG